CGTGTAAGCCATTGAGAAAAACTTGTTGCCGTTTGCGGATTGTCTAACCCACGCAGACACCCAATATTCCTTGCCATCAATCTCACAGTTACCTGTGTACTCAGGCTGCTTCTCGTTTGTGCGCTTGTTGTTCTTAAACAGTGCGCCTTTGAGGTTGTTATCATATTCGATCATAGCTTCTCCTTAATCTCCGCTACTTCTTTCTCGATGATCTGGCAAGCGTGTGTCACCAGGCGTTCAAGTTGGTTGATGTATTCGTCATCACGATGAACACGAATCATCAAATTAGGCATTTGCGGATGATATGACATGAAGTCCCACCATTCGCGTTCTGTAATCCATAGACAGCCTTGTACTTGCGCTTTGTACTCGCTAGGAAGCGTTCCTTTGCGTAAATACTTCACATGAGTCGATGGAGTCGGACATTTAATCTCCAATCCACCATCCTCATCAATCAATCCATCTGGACTAACGCCACAGCGCAATGTGTCATGCATACAAAAACCGACTTGCGCGACATCACAACTCATTTCCAGTTCGTAATTCATGCGGGCAAATTCTTCTAACTCAGTGCCTCGTTGCATTGCTTCTGTCACATGGACATGAGTTGTTTCGCCAGTGACTAACTCTGCGATCAACTGATTGATATAGGTTTCAGCCGATGATGAAGGCTGACCACTAGAGGTAATGATCTTTGAAAACCCAGAGCCGCTAGGACAACCTAATCGCGCTTCTAGCCACTCCTGAGTCCCTTGTTCCATTTCAAGAATCTTCATTGTCTGCGATCCTCTGTAAGACGACTTGCGCATGAGCAATAAACGCATCATGCAAAGCCACATCTAATTGACTGAAGGTCTGCGAGTTAGCTTGTTCAACGTCAATGAAAAACTGGTCAACTGACTGACCAACCGAATGGTTAGCCAGTCTTCGATGCAATTCCATAAACAAGATTGCTGTTGATACATCACTCAGCATTATTTGCAGCCTTCTTCTGAAGCATTGCGAGTGCCTTGTCATAGTAACTGGCCTCCATTGAATCCACATCGCTACAATTAAATACCGCACAAAACTTACTCACGTCCGCCTCAGTGGACGATAACAACTCATGTAGGGTCTGCGCTTGCTTGCGTGTAATTCGTCCGCCTATGGGCTTCTGTGTGCGTCCCATCGCTATTTCTGCGTCATCATCATCAGCAGGTATTCCTGCCATTGCCTGAAGTGCGTATCTACGCGCATACGTAATCGCTGATCCTGCTGACTGTGGATCAAGTCGAGGCTCTAGTACGCCATCTTTCTTAACGTAACCTAAAGGTAAGGTATACCCTGATTCCAACCATTCACCAGATTCATGCATCAAGCGTGTTATTACGCCAACGCCATTTTCATCGTTATACGGAAATTGCGTGTAGCTAAGACCATACTTAGCAAATGGTTCTTTGATTGCCTTGATGATCGATTCAAGATCGGCATACTTAGACTTATGGAATGGATTAGCGGAATCTTTCACCGCACCTGACATTTCTGACTGCGCCTTAGCAAAAGCAGCAGACAATTTAACGATACTTTCCGACTGGTTCATTGTTTTCGCTCCTATGTAATGAACACCCTGATATTAACCTTTGTGCTTTTTTGTTGCAAAGGTTTATCCATACGACTTTAGTCTAATCAAAAAAAAGGCCACTGGAGGATGTGGCCTGAACGGGGTAGTCGGAAGTGAGATAGGGAATCTCGAAACCTTTATAACAAATTGTCAGGAATGTGCCAACCCTACTGGACACACATTACGAGCCACCAGGCCATATTCCTTATTGAAGACCATCGAGTGCATTTCTCGTGCAGCAAAGTACGCATGAGCAGCAGCCCAAGCATCTGATGGAGCTAATGTATTAAATGATTCGATCTTACAGCCGTTAAACTCTTTTAAGACCTGATGATGAATATGTCCTGTCAGCCAGTGACGATAATTACTCTGTCCCCAGTCTTGAGGCCACAGACTCGCCATGACGTTAGGCAAGGCTTCCATCTTGATACCGTCACCATGCGTCACCCCGATTAGGCACTTACCGAACACATATTTGTGATATTTCGATGGATCAATTATCACATTAACGCGATCTTCATTCTGGAAGTACAAGGACAGCGACAACTGAATCCAATGTGTTGAGTCTTGGTCATGGTTACCTGCTGCGTTAATCACAGTCACCATTTCATGCTTTTCGAGCATCCGTTGAATCGCATGAATCATGCTCCAGACGAATACTTTAATGATCCGGTAATAGCGTGAATCAGCATCAAGTAGATGACCTGACTGTGGCGTTTTATTCGTTCTGTTGTCGATGTGTAGCGCATCGCCTACATTTACGAACAGAGCTTCCTGACTTGCCGGAGCAGCATTGACAAGGTAGTCCACAGCACCTTGCATGATGCGGTATGCAATCTCCGAATCAAAATCCGCAATTTGAGTCTCATCTTTATCTGTGTACAGTCCAAAATGAGCATCACCCATAACGTATGCCGTGAGACAGTCCGTTTCAGTGAATCCCAAGTGACTAACTGGTTTCGCCAGTCCTGTATAATCTCGTAGCGCATCTTTGATTCCTTCTAATACTGCTTGTGCTTGTGCTTCTTCATCAGCGCGAGTTTTTACCCACTGCATCATCATGCCTTTCTCAGCATGATACAGAGTCGATGTTCCTCGTAGTTTTAGAGTATCTGGTAGGACATGAGTCAGATCGTGGTCTGGCGAATAGCCACGTTGCTCTGCGTGTTTTTTAACTCTATCGATTGCTTCTTGAATAGTCGATTGATGTAAATCTAATGCTTTAGAGGCAGCCCTGACTGACCCTAATTCCATGACTGCTTGTATTTTTTGTTTTTGTGATTCTGTCCGACAAAATTCTAATAATCGCGGATCAAGTTTTGTAGCCTTACTCACAGAGTTCGCTCCTTTAATAACTCCAAATCGTAGGGCGAATCATTCCATCACTAGAATCACAAATATCCAAATGCAGAAATCGCCCCGATCCTTTCTGCGCTACTCCGATACCTGTAAATCCTATTTCTAATGCTAATTTTAAAACCTCGTATGCTTCACCGCGATCGACACCAATATCCGCAGCCTTGCCTGTACTGTGTGCGCCTGGTTTGTCTTTTTTCGCTTCGATTGGATGTGTTGCATCCCTGTATGCCGATGTCACTCTTAATGGCTTCGCATAAGCTACACGGAGTTCTGTCAACATCTCCATAAACCTTGCGTCCATCTTTTCCAATCCAGTATGCGAGCATGACATTTCCTCGCTCGTAAAATATGGTGATTCCCAACTCATTTCTTCACCATCTCCATGATGCCTTTTCCGGCCTTAACGCCAAATGACGCTAACACGATAACCATTAAGATTTCATGATACCAACTAGGCAAGGTACTCAAAGCTGTGAATCCTGCTTGTATATGTGTCACCATGTCTGGAATAAAAACAAGAATCAGAGGTATGCTGAACACAATCGTTAGCCACTCGTCTTTCCAACTGTTCTTGGACGCTTCTGCCATAATCCTTTCCCAGTCGGCAGTAGACTGTGCCGCTGTCTTGAGTGCGGTGGCTTTGGCCTCTGCTGTGGCTTTGGTTGATTCCGCCTTGGCACTGACCCATGTACCTGCCAAGTTGGTAATAGCTGTGACTAATCCAAGCATTTATCATTTCCCTTGTTGCGGTATTGGAACACAAGCCATGCCTCTAGGATCGTTAGCATCAGCCATAATCACCATTGCGTCCTTGAAGCAGTCTTGCGGATCGTTATATTCCTTACGTTCTACAATCTGAAGCAGTCCTGGTTGAACTGCGATTGTGATGATTCCATAGATAATCCACATATCATCTCCTAATCCTCATCAAGAACTATATCGAATGCGGCAGTGACGCGAGCATTGTTAGAACGGACAGAACACCGAACATCAATATCTGACTTTTCAGGGATTTTGATCGGAACGCCAAAATCATATAAATACTCACCGCCAGAACCAGAAACTTCAAAACTATGACCAACACGAAATGAGTCTTGCCCAAAATACCGGATAAACATATTTCCACTCGCATCAGCATTTGCCTGACAAGTACAAACCCCTTTCAAGAGATAACCAGTTTTCCCGGCAGGGATTGTGTATACAGCCATCAAAGTCTGAGATTTACCTGCTTTGATCGTAGCAACAGTAGTGCCACCTTTCTGAACAACGATATCGCCTACATTTGTAGCAGAGCCGTTAGTGATGTAAGCGCGGAAGATGCGCTTGAATGAATTAGTAGATGCCGTAGCACCAGAACTACTCACAGTGACAGTTTCTTCTAGTTCCGCATAGTCCCCATCCAATCCAATTAAAACAAGGCTCTTGCCGTTGTCTGATGCATTAACAGCAGGGATAGACAGTGTTCCGGCAGTATCAAACGCTGACCAAGGATAATTCGTATCGTTGACATCCCAGATCGTCCCTGTCTGGTTCTGTGACATTGCAGGAACAGCACCGAATTTATGAATTGAAGTAATGTCATCGAACTGACCTTTAGCGACTCCAAGGCCGTAATTCGGTAGTCGAATCATATCCATGAACTGAGACATTAGATGGCTCCTTTGTTTTTCACCAACCAAAGCAACCAGACCACGATGCCGATTGCACTCAATGTTCCTACAACTATCGTTAATGCTAACGCTATTTCTTTGATTTTCCTAGCCTTCTCATTTTTGGCTCTGATTTCAGCAAGACGTTGTTGCTTTTCTGATTCTCTGCGATCTGCACAAAACTGAAGATATTTGTCCCAATGACCAGACCATTTCAGTTCTGTTTTTATATTTTCCCACTGCTCAACCATTTGCGCGTGTGCAGCGTACAGTTCCAAATCAGATTTACCAGGATTATCTTTGACGGCT